TGGCAGAAAAAAAACTTATCACTTTGTTCCTAAAAATTCAAAAAAACTTGTTTGTCTTACATGTATTGAGGAACTAGAAAATGACAAAACTTGAAGCTGAACCTCTTCTAAAATCCATAGTAATCGATAATATTCAAGATGCTAAAAATTATATAAATGAAGTTAAAACTTATAACATAATATCAAAACATTTAAGAGCAATGCACTTTCACTGCATTGGATTGAGGGCAAGATCAAAAGGCAAGAAAAAAATTTATAACCTTTTTATGAAAGCAAAAAGAGAACTATATGATTGAAAAACCTGATAAATTAAATTTAGATTTTAGTACCTCACCTACAGTGTGGAAGTTTTTGAAGGATGATAGTTTTGTTCGAGGATTGATCGGACCAGTAGGCTCAGGTAAATCCTATGCTAGTTGTGCTGAAGTATTCAAAAGGGCAGTACAGCAGAAGCCGTCACCCAGGGATGGTGTAAGATATTCCAGGTTTGTTGTTGTCAGAAATAGTTATCCTATGCTCAAAACGACTACGATAAAAACCTGGTTAGAATTATTCCCTGAAAATATTTGGGGTGGCCTACACTGGTCACCACCAATCAAACATCATCTAAAACTACCAGCTAGGGGCAATGCATCAGGCATAGATTGTGAAGTAATATTTCTTGCATTAGATCAACCCAAGGATACCAGGAAACTGTTATCTCTTGAACTCACTGGGGCATTCGTCAATGAAGCACGAGAGCTTCCAAAAGCCGTTATAGATGGATTGTCTCATAGGGTAGGAAGATATCCTTCTATGGCTGATGGTGGATGTACCTGGCGAGGAATATGGATGGATAGTAACCCATGCGATGATGATCACTGGATGTATAAATTAGCTGAGAAAGAAAAACCAAAAGGAAAGTTTGCCTGGCGATTTTATCGTCAACCAGGTGGTGTTTTAGAAGTGCCATTGAAAGATGTACCAAAAGAAATACCTGAAGCTCAGGGTTATATATCGGCTGGTGGTCGCTGGTTTAAAACTAATCCAAAGGCTGAAAACTTACATAACCTACCTGATGGATATTATGACCAGCTACTCGGTGGTAAAAATTTAGACTGGGTTAGATGTTATGCAGAAGGCAAGTATACCTATGTCCAGGAAGGAAGACCAGTATGGCCTGAGTATGATGACAGCACAATGTCTGCTGATCTAGAAGTAGATGAGAATATACCAGTGCAAGTAGGACTGGACTTTGGCCTGACACCTTCGGCTGTCTTTGCACAAAAAATGCCTAATGGTGCATGGCATGTCTTACATGAGATTGTAACTTTTGATATGGGCCTGGATAGATTTGTGAATCTGCTGAAATCAGAAATGGCTATCAGGTTTCCAAAAAACAATGAGTTCATGGTTTGGGGCGATCCAGCTGGAGCTTCAAGAGAAGGTATTTATGAGCAGACATCGTTTGAGTTTCTAAAAACAAATGGGATACTGGCAAGACCTACAGCAACAAATGATTTCAAAGTTAGAAGAGAAGCAGTCGCTATGCCCATGAATAGACTGATACAAGGCAAGCCTGGCTTCCTGGTAAACAGAAAATGTCTCAGGCTAAGAAAATCATTGTCAGGTGGTTATCACTTCACCAGGGTAGCTGTAGGTGCTGGTCAAGAAAGATTTAGAGATAAACCAAATAAAAATGAACATTCGCATGTTGGTGATAGTCTTGGGTATTGTCTGCTTGGTGGTGGCGAGATGAGAAGAATGACTAGAGGAACAAAAACATTTAGCCAGCCAGTTGTGGCACAAACAGATTTCAATGTATTCGCATAGGGGGGAATATGTTTACATCAGAAGAAATTATGGAAGTTATGAAATTGGATGGTATGAAACATCGAGTAATACCATTTCATGCAAGACATATGCACATGGCAAACTTTAGATCTTTTGAACAAGATTTAATCGATGGCTATGGAAGGCCACATATCCAGGATTATGGAGTTGAAGGACTGTCTTTTACTGGAATCAGAAATGGGAAGATTGTTGTTATATGGGGATTGTATCCATTATGGAAAGGTGTAGCTGAAGCCTGGATGCTTCCAACACATGATCTCGAACCAAGTAAAATGGTTTTTCATAAAGGTAGTTTAAGATTTTTTGAGTATGCAACAGAGAAGCTCAAGCTTCACAGACTGCAAACATATGTTTGTAAGGCAAATAACAGAGCAATCAAATGGATGGAGATGTGTTATTTTGATAGAGAAGGATTGTTAAGGCGATATGGTCCTGATATCAAAGACTATTATGTTTATGGGAGATTGTTTTAATGGGTGGTTTATTTGGTGGTGGTGGTCCTAAAGGACCTTCTCAGGCAGAGCTAGATGCTCAGGCTGAAAGAGAACAAAGAGCAGAAGCAAGAGAGACTGAAGAAAAAAGAAAGATAGCATCAAGGCAAATTTCTAGAAGTAGACGTAATCGAATGCTTATGTCAGGTGATGCCACTGGAGTTGAGCCAGTACAAAGAACATTAGGACCAGGTAGAAATCCAAGAGCATGAGATCATATCCTCGTAATCCTAAAAAATTTGAAAAGGGTTTACCTATTTGTCCAGTCTGCAAAATTGCTATGGCTAAGGTAGAAGAGGATGACGAAGTAAAGTTTGAATGTCCAGCTTGTAAGTTGAAAACAGATGGTAGCTAAAAAATTTCAAAATCCAAAAGGTGGATTGAATGAAGCTGGCAGACAGCATTTCAAAAAAACAGAAGGAGCAAATTTAAAAAGACCAATCAAAACTGGAACAAGTCCTAGAAGAATATCTTTTGCTTCAAGGTTTGCTGGGATGAAAGGTCCTGAAAAAGATGAAAAAGGAAGGCCAACAAGATTAGCACTAGCTTTGAAAGCTTGGGGTTTTAGATCAAAAGAGAGTGCTAGGAACTTTGCGAATAGGCATAAAAAAACATGACAAAATTAAAACCACAAGAACTAAGAAAAAGATTTGAGCAAGCAGAAAGACAGAAGGCCCACTGGCGAGCTATCTATGAAGATGCTTACAGATATGCCCTACCAAACAAAAATCTATATGATGGTTATTATGAAGGTAGTGTGCCAGGTCAAAATAAAATGAAACAAGTCTTTGATTCAACAGCCATGCAATCGACACAAAAGTTCGCTAATAGAATACAATCAGGTTTATTTCCTCCCCAGCAAGCCTGGTGTCGGTTGCAACCAGGTGAACAAATTCCTGAAGAAAGACAGATAGAAGTTCAACAAATTTTAGATAGATATGCTGATCAAATGTTCTCAGTGATGAGACAATCAAAGTTTGATTTATCTATTGGTGAGTTTCTACAAGAACTTGCTATTGGCACAGCCGTTATGCTGATACTACCAGGTGATGAGGTAGAACCTATTAGATATACTTGCATACCTACATTTCAGATATGTTATGATGAAGGCCCTAACGGCAGTGTAGAAAAAGTTTACAGAAAATTTAAGAGACCATATGAAGTTTTAGACCAGGAGTTTCCTGATATAAATATACCACAAAGCATGGCAAAAAAGTATGAGCAAAATCCTACTGAAGAAGTTGAGCTTGTTGAAGGTACATACTTCGATAAACAAACTGGTAATATTCATTATCAGATTATAGATTACAGTGGCAAAGAAGAACTGGTTTACCGAGAACTAAAAAGCTTTCCCTGGGTTATATCCAGGTATAGTAAAACGGCTGGGGAAAGATATGGAAGAGGTCCAGTATTACTTGCATTGCCTGACATTAAATCACTCAACACTACAAAAAATTTAGGTTTAAAAAATGCTAGTCTATCCATTGGTGGTGTATTCACGGCCAGTGATGATGGTGTCTTGAATCCAAATACAGTTCGTATTGTGCCAGGAGCTATCATACCAGTAGCAAGAAATGGTGGCCCACAAGGTGAAAGTTTGAAGCCTTTACCAAGATCAGGTGATCCACAACTCACACAATTTACAAGTAATGATCTCATTGCATCTATCAAAACAATCATGCTGGATGAAAGTTTGCCACCTGATAACATGTCAGCAAGATCAGCAACAGAGATACAAGAAAGAATGAAGCAGTTGTCGCAGAACTTGGGTTCAGCATTTGGAAGATTAATATCTGAAACTATGTATCCAATAGTAAGAAGAACATTGGAACTTATGAATGAATTAGGAATGATAGAATTGCCTTTGAAGGTGAACGGCTTGCAAGTAAAGATTAGTCCTACAGCACCACTTGCTATGGCCCAAAACATGGAGAAGGTAAACGAAGTATTGAACTATATGAAAATACTTCAGGGGTTAGGGCCACAAGGTCAATTGTTTCTCAATCAAGATAAGGCTATGGATTTTATAGCTGATAATCTTGGTATACCAGCTTCGCTTAGGACTACACCTGAAGAACGGCAAGCATTGATACAACAAGCACAACAAATGGCACAAATGGCACAACAAGAAGGAATGATGGATGGACAAGGACCAGGCACAGAAGATCAGATACCTCAACAGCAATAGTGGCTGGGAAGGTATTGATGAAGAGTATGTCGTTTATAAAAACGAACCCAGCGAGATTGATAAAACTTATATGAGATGTTTTTCTTCTGAAGAAGGACAAAAAGTTTTACAACATTTACAATCTATAACTATAGATCAACCAGCATGGACACCTGGTACAGAGCCTTCTTATGGTTATGCCAGGGAAGGACAGAACTCAATTGTAAGAGAAATTATTCAACGTATGAGGAGATGCAATAATGAATGATGAAAAAGATGTAGTGCAAGAAGAACAGCAATCAACTGGCCTTATGGCTGAAGAAGCACAAAACATAGAAAGCGAGGAGAAAAATGCCGAAGAAGAAGGAATCTCTCACATCCAAAATGAAGAAACTGGAGCAGAAGAAGAACTTGGAGAAGGCGAAATCTACGAAAGACCTGACTGGTTTCCTGAAAAATTTTGGGATGAAAAAGATGGTCCAAACATTGAGAACATGGCTAAAAGCATTAATCACCTGGAAAAGAAACTAGGCGAGACTGCACCTGATCAATATGATTTATCTGAAGTAAAAGTAGATCCTGATGATGCAGTCGTTCAGGCTGTCCTTGAATTTGGAAAAGAAAAACAACTTTCAAATAAATCTATTACTGGTTTGATCAATAAAGTTATTGAGATTACTGGTGGTGTTGAAGAAGAAGCAGAACTCGATATTTCAAGAGAAAGAGAAAAGCTTGGTGTCAATGCCCAGGAAATAATTCAATCAAATATTAACTGGAGTAGAAAACTTGTTAGCGATGGTGTCTTCACCAATGATGACTATAAAGAGCTTGAGGTTCTTGGTGGCACTGCTGAAGGTCAAAGAGTTATGCAGAAAATTAGAGGGTTGATTAATGGCAAGCAAGACATGCCAACTGTAGCTATAGAAGGCGATATGCCTGATAAAACAGAACTCCAGGCAATGGTAGCTGATCCAAAATATGCAACAGACCCAGTTTACAGAAAGAAAGTAGAAAAAGCTTTTGAGCAAGCTTATGGCACTTAATGTATTCTTGGCTTTACAAACTACTACATCTTGATGTATCTTCTTAGTTAGATCGATAACTCTAGCCAGCCGATCAGATTTTGATAAAAAGTTTAGGTCGAAATTTTCGGTAACCCAAACGATGTAATAACTTAACTATGGAGAAGCTTTATGGCTACAACACTAAGTCCAGCATTTGTGACTTTATTTGAAGCCGAGGTTCATCAAGCTTATCAGTCATCTGCTATTTTAAGAAATGTTGCTCGTATGAGAACTGG